TCAGTCCTCTTTTGTCCGGTTACGAAGAACATCTTTTAAGGTTTTTCGGGTGAGGTGTAGTGAGCGATAAAGGGTTGATTCTCCAATGCCAGACCGTCGAGATACGTCAGCCATATTCCATCCTTGCAAGTACAGAGAGAACACTGTTCTATCGAACCAGCCGAGGCGGTCGAGGATGAGTTGCATCTGTTCTCTTTGGACGGCTTTCGTCCAGTCGTTTTCGTTTGTCGTTTCGTCGGGTTCTTGGTCATAGACTTTGTAGATTTCTTTAAATTTTCCGCGTGTTGCTTCGAAGTACATCGCTTTTACAAAGTATCCCGTCGCGGTTTCATTCTCTCCGTTGGGGAATCGTTTGTCGATGCATCTCAAATATACATGGTGCACAAGGTCGGAAGGATCGTCCGTCCACCGCTTCGCGATACGAACGAGTTTTAAATAGTTCTTTGTCAAGAACTCATTCCATTCCTCTTTGTGCTTTAATCTCATTGACCTTTTGACGATAGTAACGAACCTTCTCTTCTAACTCTGCGACCGTCCATTTCTTATTTTGGTTGCTTTCAAGAAGAATCCTCTCCGCCGTTCCTTCTCCATATTGCGCGTCTAGGTTCTTTCCAAAGACGTATTGTTGCCCTCCGTTCATGTTACATTGCTTGCACTGGAATTGACAGTTCTCTTCCATCCATCGCGTCGCGAGTTTTGCCCGCGTAATGAAGTGCCCGCAGTCTACTTCTTTGTAGTGGCGTATCCTTCCACAAGTGAAGCACTCTCCCCACCCTTCTTCGTTTGATCCCTTGAGGCGGATATACGTCGAGAATATGGAATCAAGTTTCTCTTTCGTTTTTGCTATTCCCATTATACCGGTATTCGTAGTTGCGATTGGTGTTGCTTTAACCATTTCTGCGCCGCGTTGAAGTAATCGGTATCAAGTTCGCAGCCGACAAACTCAAAGCCAAGGTTATGCGCGGCGATAGCGGACGAACCGCTGCCGAGGTGCGTATCGAGTATGCGGTCGCCCTCATTGGCGTAGTTCATTAGCAGCCACTCGTACAGCTTAACCGGCTTTTGACACGGGTGTATATTCGCGAACGGCTTGTCAATGACCGTACTTTTAGGGGCGAATCCTCTTTCGTTCCCCCAGCTATAATGAAAGGTTCGGCTGATTTGATTGAAACTTGTAAATGCCACCTCGAATTGGCTTATCTTCATTGTGTCCGGTACCTGTTTGTCCCAACAAATCCACCCACGACTAAGCGCGTTCAGATTAGTCAAAAAATTAGCACCCCATATTATTTGGTTCTTCGTTACGCGCCGTAACTCGTCGAAGTATTCAGCTGGCGGCTGGATGTCCCATTTTCGCATTTCAATAACCGAATGAGGTTTACCCTTTACGCCTCTGTTGAATTTCTTTTTACGGTTATTCGGTTTGTCCTCAAGTCCGCCACCTGTTTTGCATAAATCCATTATTCCATAAGGCGGGTCAACTATCGCAAGCTCAAACGCCTTGTCAGGTAAGCCGCGCATATAGTCCATGCAGTCCACGTTGTGTAGTTTAATCCTTGCGCTCATTCTTTCGCTATTCCCATTCGATAGACAATAGATCGTGAATGCTTACTCCTTGTTGCATCTCTTCCAAGTCAACTTCTTTCACCTTGCTACGGTGTAAGGGTTCTATTTCAAGTAATATATCGGTATCATAAGGCCATTTCAATTCCCTTTCTACGAATACTTTTTTGATTCGGCAAAGGTACATCGTATTTTCTGCAGTGTATACGCATTCTTTTCCGATGAGGTCTTCTATTTTTTCAGTCGTTGTCATTTTTTCCAGGTATTAAAAAGGGGTTATTCTTCAGTTTCCAAGCGAGGTGAGCCGCTTCTTTGTCGTATTCGGGGACGTTCGTTGGATCGTCCGTACCTCTTAAAACTTGCTGGTGCTGTCGCTCAAGTATCGGGGCGCGTTCCTCTTCGTGCTTGATTAAGCATTCTCTGAACTCTTGAATCTTGAGTCTCTCGTAAAACTTGCCGTAGTGACCTTGTTTCATTCGGTCGCAAACTAATCGAAACTCCTCCAATTTCAAAACGGGGAACACTTCAAATATCATCTCCGCGCAAAGCGCAATGTCTTCGAAGCTCTGGAGCGTCTTCTTTGCGTCGATGAAATCCACCGTCTTCTTAATCATTGAGATAACCGCTCCGCGTGTTTCTTCTGGTGCGACACGAAGGGCGGTTTTTATATTGGTTCCTTGGTGCCACGCTTCTTCGGGCGAGTGTTTAAAGAGTCCCGTACTTGAGATAATTCTCAAACTGTTCTCTGCTTGGACTTGTTTTAGTTGTAGTTGTGTTTCCTTGTTCATTGTTGTTTCGTTTTATCCAATTACGGGCGGCGGCTTTCCAGTCTTTCATTTTTGATCTGCCGACCATCCATCCTTTTGATTCGTAAAAGTTAAAGAATTTTTCTCCTTCGTCTTTGGAGCTTCCAGCACCTTCAAATGATTCCATACATTCTTCAATGTTCGGAGGTCGAAAGACCTTCCTCTTAACTACTTCTTTATTCTTCTCTATAGTATCATCTATACTCTGCGCAACTGTGGTTGCTTTTATACGCAACTGTGGTTGCTTCTTTTGCAACTGTGGTTGCAACTCTTGCAACTGTGGTTGCTTCTGTAAATCTTCAGTTGCAACTGTAGTTGCTTTTGAGAGGACGGTCATTTTCCTGTTATGACCATAACCCGCACAAGAGATGTATTCAGTTTCACAAAGTTCTTTCCGCATTTTGCGAATGTATTGAGGAGTGCAGACGAGGGTTTCAGCAAGAAATTTATCACCCGCCCAACAAACTCCATCCTTATGACTGAGCGCGTAAACCTTTGCAAGAAATATCCTTTGCATCGGCGTTAGATCGGCGAGCTCCCAAATCTCTATTGGTATCCAGATTCCTTTTCCTTCGTTATTCATGGCTCAATATTAAAAAAAAGAGGGAGTCATTCGACCCCCTCCCTTTCACATATCAACACCTCTTCGATGATTTCCGCGAAGGGGGCTCCGCAAGTTTGAGAAATTTCGGGGAGATGTTTGAGCATATTGCGAGGAGAGCCTCCACACCAGTTACTCACCGTTTTCGGGTTGACGTTGAGAGACTTAGCCGCCTTGTCGATGCTGGTGTAGTTCCTCAGTAAAAACAATTTAATATTATTCATAACGTTCAAATGTATAGGCACCCCACAAAATAGACTTCTTTACTACGACTCGCTTCTTGAGAATTTCTTCTCGCTTTACTTCAGGCGTTTTATCAATAGTTTGCTTGGCTTTGTGAAGTTTCAAACTTGGTAAATTATTCTCCTTTCTTAACCTGCTAACATATTGAGTTGTGCACCCTACAAATTGGGCGGTGGTATGGTTGTCCGAGTTAGGGTATGTTTTCAAAAACTCGATGACTTCTTGCTTCACCGTTCTAGCTTCGTTCATTATTGGAGCCTTTTTTGTTTCCTTATCATTTTTAAACCATCTCTTACCGTCGTAAACGTGAACCCTCCTCATGACTTTCCAATGAGATGTCATACTCGAAAGAGTGCGGTCTTTTAATTTTCTAACTCCCATCCAACACACATTCCCCGAAGCGTATAGATTTTGATTTACTCTTTTTAAAAGTTCTTCTTCTTCTTCAGCCGTCCAACCCATTCCTTTAGTTTTATACTGGCTGTTCATAGCTTCGAGATTAATGTGTTTCGAAGATTGATGAGGTGTTCTGCCGCTTCAATAATCTTCTCCGGATCGTTCTCTTCTTGAATAGCTAGACCGATAGCCCAAGACGCGGTGATGCGTTTCGTTTTCTCGGGGTCGTCTTTATACCCACCCGAACGATTGTACCCAGCCTTCGAGAGCTTCATCTTGTCTCCCCATTTGCTAGGAGTGATTTCGAATTCTACTTCGTCGCCAATTGACCAACGGTCTTCGGTCATGGCTGACACTTCGCCACCTTGTCCGTTTTCAAGCTCGATGTCGAACTTGTACATCAAGCCGTTTCGACCTTCGAATGTTCCGTTAGGAGTTATTGATTTGATTTTAGATTGTCCCATTGTTTTGGTTTTTGGGGTTAATAGTTCTCGCTTGAATTATAGACTGTTTGAACTCGTTCCATATCCTATCGAATCGAGCTTCGTCGTCTGCTAAGTATTGAGTCCATTCGTTGAATGACTTCGCTGGGTTGACGTTTACGCTACTTCGAACGCAAACCATTGTTCTTCCCAAGGGCTTTTCTTTTGAATTCTGCATTTATGTATCTGTTTAGGTTAGTAATCGAGGCTTGTACTTCGAAGAGTAGGCGATCAATATCCTCCCCCTCGAATTCCTTTTGCGCCCAAGTCCAATACTTGAGAACGTCGTCTTTGATTTCATCCATTGAGTAAGTGTTGCTCTAGTTCCCAATCGATTTTGTTCATGTTGACCTCCACGAAAGAAGGGTCGACTTCTGTGATGTCAATCACATTTGAACCGCTAACGATCCAAATCCTTTGAATTGAATAATCAGAAGGGATAGGAGGCGTGTCGTATGTTCCAGGCTCGCCGCCTATGATTTCGTAGTCTATCTCTAACGAGACGTTACCATCTAATTGGATTGAAAATTGTTCCATTTGTTTGTTTGTTTACGGGGCTAATGTATAACAAAATTCCCAAGAACAGAAATATATTTCCGAATTGTGGAAAAAAAGAGGGAGACCCCATCGAGTCCCCCTCCTAAACAAACAGAAAACATGAACCACCATTGCGCGATGCACACTAAGCGATTCGGACACCTAGGCTATCCTTGCCGACTAAGATACTTCTTTTTTGCTAGAACCAAAATAATAATTAACTACTTGTCCGACGAGCGTACCTTCTGCGAATCCTAGAATGTGGAAGAAGATTTCTTTGTCCTCGACTCCGTTCTTCGCCCAGACGACCATCGTTATCCCGATCAACATCGCGGCGATACCAACGAACGCTTGCATATAGTCGCGCTTACCCGTCGCCTTAGTAACTTCTATCTCTCGGTTTCGTGCGCTGTCTCTGTCGCGAATCTCTAACTCTTCGAGCATAATTCGAGCGCGTTTCTTTTCTTCTTCGCTTTCCGTAGAGCGGTCAATCAAAACCCCAAGAGCCTTGAGTATCTCACCTCCCGGAACGAGTTCTCCAATAGCTTCTAAAACGTCGGGAGATTTCTCTCTAAACCATTCACCGAGCCTTGTGTCTTTGAGTTTTTCTTTTAGTGGAGTTCGTGGCATTGTATTGCGTATTCAGTGCCTTGAGGCGTTATAGTAAATTTCCATCCACCGAGGCGAGGCGTAGAGAAGTTCTTCTCGACTTCCCAACCGATGGAACGGTCTTTCTTTTTGTATGATCCCGTTTGTACGACGTGGACGGTTTCTTGCGCGTGGTTGAAGTTGTTGGTTAGGTAGTCTCTCATTACTGGATGATACCACTTCTGATGAGTATGCCCTCTCGCTATGATACGCGCTTGAGGATAATCTTTCATGTCGAGGTCAATGTTAAGGACTCCTTTCGACCGACGAGAGTTGCCTCCCCATCCGTGGTGATAGTGTAAAGGGTAGCTCTTTCGATGTCCTTGTCCGTTTTTATCACACTTCAGAATTACCCAGCCTGCATAATAACCCGCTACGATTCGCGCTCCTTTATCGTTTAGGATGCCGACCGTCCTTTGTATTGGGTCGACTCCGTGTCTCTTCGTTATGTTCGTCTCGTGGTTGCCTTGTGAAATCAACTTGATAACGTCTTTATACGGTTCAAGTTTCGAAGTACAATCTTTAATGACCTCATCGATATAAGCCATCGCTTTGAGCTCAGGACGCAAAGAGTCATAATTGCCGCGTGGGTCTTCGCGCATATTCATGAGATCGTATAGGTCACCGAGGATGAATACCGCCGCTCCGTCCTCTTTAGCCATGTCGAGATGTTTGAAGAAGAGCCGACGGTCGCACTTGATAGAATCGAAGTGAACGTCCGAAAGGAGGTAGATACTTTTTACTTCTGCCGCATTTTTAAACGACAAAGGGAGAACATGAATGTCTCGGTCTTTTAGTAGTAAGTCCATATAATATGCTGGCTTTTCTTTGGATGATCGTCGATGTCGCAATGTATAAAGTTTTCACCAATACCTAAGCGAACGATTCCGACGGTTAAGAGTGCATCCATAACAAGCCAACGTTCACGAGAATTTGTGACGGTTATATCCGCCGCTAGTCCGAGGAGGTGCGGAGAGTTCTTCGCCGTCTTGTATCCTCGTCGCGTCAAATCCGCGTGCCATTCCGGAGTACGGAATCCCGACCCTATACGAAAGGGAATACCCGCAATATCACGAGCCTCATCGAGCAAGAGCAAGAAGTCTCTATCCATCATCTCACCGGAACCCGGTTTATCTGGTGAGTCAAACTCACTCAACTTAAAGTATCGCATTTTTAAATCTTTCATTTTTCAGCAAGCATTAATTCTATTTTGTGCACCGCCTTAACGACTTCTTTCATCATATCTTTCAACTCGTCTTTGTCGCTTTCTACGCGAATGATCCTCCCCTTGAGCTTCTCTATCTCACGGTTTAGGTTTACCCATACCGCTACTATTCCGAGAAGGCTTGGGAGTATTGTGGTTATTATTTCGGTCGAGTTCATCGAGGAACTTTTTTAACAAGGTTATGTTAGTCTTTCGGTTTTTTCTCATCCAAAGAAGGCTCTTAAATCTACGAGGCGCGGGTATCTCGTTTGTCCGGAGATACTCATTCCGCTCTGGTAATAGTCGGCGGGTTGCGGTATCATATCGGCTCCCGTATTCGAACTGTATTCAGGGAAGAGAGACGAGTTATTGCAGAGGTAATCATACAAACGGAACGTGTAGAATTGTGCGTTCTGTCGTGCTCGCTCAACTTCTCGGTGTAAGTCGTCCGGCGTGATTGAAGTCGTGTCTTCTGAGATACGAATAACCAAAGACCCGTTATCCATCTTCACATGAAGCGAAGGGATTAACTCGACCATCGTCCACCAAAGTGTTGCCTTACGGACGTATGAATCCATGAGGGTCGCGTAGTCTCCCGATAACGTACCGCCTGAGATGTCGCTCTTTAATTTGTTAAGTAAGTCCGTCCCCAAATAGAGTTGGATGTATTTGTCTTGTGCAAGGATGATAGAGGGCACGAGATACGAGTCCTCAATACTCCCGTTTATGTTAGTGATCCGCTTTAGATAGTCGGGATTCACAAAAAGAACTTCCGCTGTAAGTGCCATTTATCGAGGTGTTGTCCATTTTTTAGGTTCAAGAAATCCCCTGTTTTTCATGTCGCGGGGACGCTTTGCGACTTCTGACTCGTTCCTTTCCAGAGGGTCAAGTCCGGCTTCTCTCAATAGCTTTCGAGCTTCATTAACTGAGACTCGCTTGTTATTCTTTTGTAAGAACGTTCGTCTCTCCCAAAAATGCTGACAGCTACCGCCCCCTTTATAGAGCCAAATTGAATAGCGAGAAGCACCACCTGCACCCCAACCAGGGTTAGCACCTGAAGCGGCTTCAATATCTTCTTTCTTCCAAACGCGGTTTCCTGCTCCTACCATCATTTGACAAAAGTCGCGGCTCTCGCTGTCAGGCGTTCCCGTTACTTTGGGCATATAAGCGTAACGGACTTTTATGATTTCGTTGTCTTGTTCCGAGTCAATGCCGGGTTCGAAATCAATAACAGAAGCGAATTTCCAAATAGCGTCCTGTTCACCTTCTTTGTCGTAGTCTACTTTACGAGCGTCGATAAGTTCCCACTCCTCTTCGTTCACCTCTTCTCCGCATTCCATCAAATGATTGAAAGCGTCCGTGAGATTGATTTCTTCGGTTGAGAGAGTAACCAATGAACTTTGAAGCCCCGACGCATTTAAAAGCGTTTTAACGGCTTCTGTGACGATTTGCCTAGCTGGGTTAATAACGTTGCGTTCAAATAGCTCTGAGGACTCCGCAAGCTCTCCTCCACCCCCTAACTTACCCGGTACGGCAACACCGAACATCTGAGGCGATGTAACACGGTGACCGACCATAATCTTTGCCGTGACTTCTTCCGAAAGGAATTGGTATTGATTGTGTGCGTCCGAGAGTTGGAACGGTTCAAAGTCGGGCTTTCTCTCGGGATCGTCGGAGTACGTCACGATAAATTTGCCCGCGTTGCTTGCTCCGCTTAACTGTCGCTCGATGTCCATTCGAATGCGGTTCCTTTCTTCTTCTGGTGGGATACCGTTCTTAAAGTGAATCGAGAACGAAGGACTCATCCCGTTTTGAATATTGTTTATATGGTAGATTGAAATCTCCTTATCGAGTTCGATATAATTGATTGAACCTACATAGTCGGGTTTCGGGTAATAGAACGACCCAGGAGAGAACGGTTTCACATAAAGGATTTGTGTCGGATGGTCAATCTTTCTTTCTACGTCGAAAGAACATATCTCGACGGGTTCTTCTTTTCTGTCTTCCCAATCTTTGGAATAATAGTAGTAGTCGACCTTCTCCTCTTCATTGCAGAAACCCGAACGGATGTTCTCAAAAGGCAAGTGCGAGACGTTAGCGATAGTCGTCCGGTCGATACTCCAATTCACTTCGAGAGCGAAGCCCCCTTGAATCTTGAAGTCGAGACAAGCCTTTCTCAACTCGTCGTTCAAGTTCCATTGGTCAAAAGCGAGGCGACCTTCTAAATCGGAAGCGTCGAACCCCTCGCCAAATATCATCATCGCGATAGTTGTTGACAATGCATTGTGAGTAGCCGACGAATGAAAAAGATCTACGAGGTACTGAGGGAAGAGGTTATCATCTCCGTAATTCACGAAGCCTTGTGAGTTCGGTGTCTCCCTATAAGACCGCTCCTCGTATTTATTGAGTTTTAAAATGTCCATTATTCGTAGTAGATAATATTATCCGGAATCGTGATGTCTGGAATCGTGTAACCTGTTTCGCCGATAACGTTCAAAGAACCCTCTTCAATCAAAGCCACGACCGAAGCATTCTCCGGATCGAGGTTGGTCGTCGAGTTTTGACCCCATACTTTGTAGAAATAGAGTCCCGACTCTTCTAACAAGATATGTCCCGCCGTCGGTTGATTGACGTTCGTATGAATCGAAATCTTAGTATAACGAGCGTTGTCGGTAGTCACGTCTGCAATAAAGTAAAATTTCTCTTTCGAAGCCATACTTTGAAAAAGAATTAAATAGTCGGTAAACGAATCGAAATCTTTCTTAGCCTCTTGAAGCGTGAGATAGATGAATTGTTCGCTTGAGCTGTTTGGAGTGAGTGTAATCATTTGAAAAAAGAAAAGGGAGGACTTTCGCCCTCCCCCGTCCTGTTAACCTAAAACCAAAAAGGAAAGAATTACGAACCAGCGGTAAACGTGATATTACCTCCGGAAGTAGTAGTCAAGAAAGGAGCTGGAATTGCTTCTTCGGCGGTCAATTGGATTTGATAACCGTTCATGTCGCCTTTAGCCGTTCCCGTTCCGATAGTGCCTCCCGTTGCTTCCGCTCCGGTAGTGTGTCCCATAATCATGTAATTATCGTTATTGTCTTGAACGATAACACACAAACGAGACTTCAAGAGATCATAGATTTCCGCGCTGTCGCCACCTGAGAGATTCGGTAAAGTCAACTCTACAACTTGAGAGAAGAACACTGTACCGTTCTCAACTGAAGCGGTGACCGTTTGTTGGAATGAACCTGAGTTCTTAGTCAATTCAAAACCATATACCGTGATAGCGGAAGCCGCGTCAGAAATAGCTCCAGAAGAAACAGAACCCCAATCAGCCGCGTCGAAGGACTTAATCCATACGCGCTTGATCCCTCCGATTTTATCCTTACAGGGAAACGCCCTGCCGTTAATTGTTATGCTACAAGCCATGATTGAGAGGGTTTAAAGGGGAGGGATTTAAGCCCCTCCCCAATTCAATTAAGATGAACGACGAGCCACGCCCAAAGAACCCAAGTCAACGATTTGAGTGCCCGCGCTAAACTTCATGATGATTCGAGTAACGTCGTCACCAGTTACACCCATCAAGTTCAAGACAGCCGCTTCAATGTGATCAGTCAAGAGGTCAGTACCGAAGTACAAGTTATCCTTCTTAGAGAAGATAAATGTATCGTTAGGCATTCCGTTCGGAGTGATGATAGGATAACCCGCGTAGAAGTCAGCCGCTGAAGAAGCCAAGAAAGTCAATTCAGCAGTACCTGCCAACGCTTTGTAATATAATTGCTTCATTGCTCGGCTCATGAAAAGAACCGTGTCAGGCTGTCCACTGATTGCATCCGGCAAGCCTGATTCCAAAGCCTCCAAACGGGCGAGAATAGTTCCTGAAGCAGTTGCGCCAGTCAACAAGTCTTCTGTTCCTGGAGTACCCGCGACAATCAAATTACAAATACCGGCGAAATCGTTATACGATCCGGTAGTTGTTCCGTCGGTGTAATCATATTGACCCTGCCACAAGTTGCGTTCTACTGATTCGGCAACACGAGCGGCAACGTATTGAGCCGCGTATGATTGGAAGTCTGCTGGAGAGTTAGAAGACTGTCCGCGCATTTGCTCCGCTTCCCACGCTTGTCGCAAGTCTTTATTGCAAACCTGCTCATTAACCATGAGAGCGGTTGTAGTCAATACCACATCGTCTAAGGTCAATTGACCAGATGATGGAGTTGTGAATTCACATCCCGCCGGCTGAATTGCCGCTCCGTTGAACTTTCGAAGGTTAGCTTTGTATCGGACGTTATCGAGTACTTCGATATATCCATTAGCGATAGAATCGCCTGCAAGGATAGCGGGAGCAACGTAAGGAAGTGCCGCTTGTCCTGCGTAATTGGTAGTAATTACAGCGTTAGCCATTATTTAGAGAATTGGTTTTGGATCGCGGCAACGCGCTCCTTAGTTGATAATTTTGATAAATCCACTTTAGGTTGTGGAGCCATTTTCGGAGCTCGTGAGATGCTTGGTGTAGCTTGCTTACTCAACTCCGTAATCTTTGCGTCTCGCTTCGCGATTTGAGAAGAGAACTCTTTCTTCGCTTCGGCTACCGCTTTAGCAATTAGAGAAACGATTTCCTCACGGCTCATCGCTACCTCTTCGACCACTTCAGCGGCGGGAGCTTCTTCGACTGCTTCCGCTTCTGGTTCTTTGATTTCAGTAATCACGCCTTCAGCGACTACAAACACCACGCCGTCAGCGAGGGTATAGTCTCCGTCGGGGAGAGGGATTTGCTCGCCTTCGTCATTTACTACGAAAACAGAAACACCGACCGCGAATGCTTCCGCGTCGGTAGAGATTTCTTGACCGCTGTCTAGAGTAGCGGTTGCCATTTTTACCTCCTTTTCTTCGTCCTTCTTTTCTTCCACCTCGAGGGCTACGGAATACTCTGCGAACAAATCGGAGATGCGTTGTTTTAAACTCATTTTAAAAAGGGATTTGATACTATAACGATTTTAAGGGGTCATTCCTTACTTCTAATCTTTTTCTGGAGGTAATCTATACCGAGCTCAATTTCAACGGCTGAGAGGAGCTCTAATTCATTTAGCTTGGATTCCGATTTATATCGCTTGTCTTCTTTTATGGTAGCCTTTGCGAAATCGTACTTATTCGCGAAATAACCCTCGATTGAGAAACCTTTGACCGTGCCCTCCTTTACGAACTTCTCCCAGATAGCGTCGTTCTCTACTTTCATTGAGACCATCCATGTCCCAACCGGAACATCTAGCCCGTACATACGAGACTTGTCTTGCTCACCTTCTACGATCCAACTCTCTACCACATGGAGACCGTTTATCTTGTGCTCGTGTTCGAGGGTCGCATTCGCTTGGTTACCGTTCTTGAAATAGAGTTCCATCGCTCTTCGGACAGTGTTCTTTGAGAAGTACACATAATATTCCTCGTCTCCTGTCTTGCGATAGATAGGCTTATCGGGAATGAGTGCCGCACCCATCACGATACGTTTCTCTTGGTCTTGCGTCTTAAACTCTAGGAGCTGTGACTTCATAGCGATGAAATCCGATTCAATCGCTGGGGCTTCGACGAGTGAAATCGCGTCGATTCCGTAGAGTTCCGCTTCTTCGTCAATTATTAATTCTAGTATGTTCATCCTATGAGTGAGGCTTGGTCGTTGATACGTTGGTTGGCTTGTTGACTATTGGAGACTTCGGACGCTATCACATAGCTTCGGAACCCACTTTGTCCGGCTCCTCCACCTAAGAAACCGAGGTCAAGTTGAGGGGCAACTCCAAGATCCGAACCCGTCGCCCCTCCTCTACCACCTCCCCCCGCGTTCGGTTGGGTCGGTGCTTGATATTGCGTTCGTGCTATTGTTGCGACTTGAGCAATACCAAACGCCGCCGCGATACCCGCTTGAATAGCTGGGTACGCTGGGTTTAAAATTGCGTAAGGGCTCGCTTGTCCTGTCTTATACGCTTGAATAACGGATTCCGTTGCTGACATTGTAGCACTTGCAAGACTCAAGGCTTTTTGAACCTTGAACGATTTCTCCGCGTCTTTCTCATCTTTTGAAGCAAAGGCTTTATTCAGGGCTTCAATCGCTTGGAATGATTGAGTAGCCATCTTCAGCCTCATATCGTTAGTAAGTGAAATAAGCTCCCTTCGTCTCGCTTCGTCCGCTTCATCTTTTTCTAAGGCGGCTTGTTTCTCCGCTTCGAGCTCATCCATCATTTTAAAGAAGGCATCTTTCTCCTCTTCGAATCTCTTCTTTTTAGAATCAATCGCTTCTTGATCGCGACGAAATTCCGCCATAGCGAAACCTTCCATCTCCTCTTCGAAGTCCTCTTCGAAGTCCTCTTCAAGCGCAAGTTGGTCTTCTAGTAGTTCTTTGGTGTTGTCAAGTTTGTTTTTATCACCCTCCTTTTCTATCTCGTTAAGTCTTAATTGAAATCCCGCTTGTCTATTTTCAAGCTCTTTAAGGGTTTTATCTGCTTCGGATATAAGTTTATCATTGGCATCAATCACATCTCCAGTTTGTAACCCTAAGAGATCAACCACAAAATCCGCTTCTTTTTCAATTAAACCATTAATTGTTTTGGCGATTTGAGTCGGGGCATCAAGTAAACCAATCGCGACCATTCCCTCACTAGCTAAATCAATCATTTTAGCCAAAGCAATAAACGGAATTCGCATATCCTGCATCGTTTTGCGCGTGGCTAATTCCCATACTTTAGTGGTTCGAATTTCTTCGTTAGCTCTAGTTTTTAAGTTGTCGAGATAAATCTTTTGATCTATGACTTGTTGTGCCGTCTTCTCCATTCTCATGAGAAGGATTTCCTTCTCCGTCTTGCCCTGTAATTTGAGAATGTTTTCTTGAAGTAAAAGGTTATCGTATTGGTCTCCCGATTGTTTTACCAGCTCCTTCGAGTTTTCTACGAGGTTATTTGTTTCTTTGGACGCGCTGGTTATGGCTCCGATAATAGAATCCCAGTTCGCTATTAACTCACCCAACAAAACGACAAGGGCACCGATACCCGTCGAGACGATAGCCGCCTTCGTTCCTTTTAGCCCTAAGTTGAAGCCTTGGACTCCTTGTTGTGCAGACTTAAAGCCTTTGAAAAGAGAGTCAAGTTTACCCGTCGCTCCTCCCGTCGCTTGGTTGAGGAGACCCATAGCCGCATCACCCGACTTACCTAACCCGTCTAAGTTTTTCCCGACCTTCTCAACCGCCTTATCTACTTGACCTGTTTCGGCTTCAAGTTTTATGATATAAGTGTCTTCACGAGCCATATTAAGAGAGTTACGGGTATTGAAAGAATGAGAATAACGATAGACCAATCAAGCACCTTCCACCATAGAGGAACCTTCATCTTGTCCCCTTTGGCTTGTAAGAGTTGAATCGCTTCTCCTATATAACGGTGGTTGTCGATATTCCTCATTGCTGTGATTGTTGCCAACATTCCGATACCTGAACTCCGCCGTTTTGAGACACGAAACGATAGCCGTACCTCTCGCAGCAAGATTGAGGGACGGATGTTGAAGTCGTGCCGGAGGCGTTTTGAAATGTGAGTTGGCCGAACTTATCGACCGAGTACGGAAGCCACGCACAGTCCCGAATATCTCCCAACACCTTCACGAGTTCGACTTGGGTAAGCCCTTCCGAGGTTGCATCGAGTTTAATTGAGATGATTCTCCAATAGGTGTCCTTGATATATATCTTGTCTGCAAATTCGAAGTTTGCTATATCGGTTCGCGTGAGCCGGAAGTGTGCTGTCATTTTACGAGCATCCGAAGAATAGAGTTCGTTTACCCACGGCCTCCAATATTGATAATAAAGCGTATTCAAAGGGCTTACGAGCAAGTAACGAAACGGGCGTTCCGTGCCGTAAAGAAGAGACTCATCAGTTACATCAATGTCGAGCCGGTTTTCGCTGTATTCACTCCATTCAGGGAACTTCGTTAATTGATTCGCAGAGAAGTACCAATTCCCGGAGTTGTTATATCCGTTCCAATACGCAAGGCGAGGTTTCGGGTCTTTAATTGATTTGTCCGCCTGCGTAGTGTCCGCGAGCATCCTATGAATAATGAAGTCCGTTTGAGGAACGTATGAAGTAACGAACGGGGCAAAAGGTGAAGTAATAGTCTTCTCTCCTGAAGCGAAATCGTTCTCGGGATCGTCTACGCGGTATCTGCCATATACCCGCCCCGCGTTCTTTTGCACGAGTTCATTAACGAAGTCTTTTCCTTCGCTCATAGTCCACTCGTACCTCCGCGCTTGGAGGTCGGTCGTTGGTTCGATTTTAATGTCCTTTGAGAGGTCTATCTTGTTCGTCCAATCCTTCGCCGTACCCGAAGCGAGGTAGTCGTTAAATGGTTCAATTTCGAGATGCTTAGGGTTGTTCTTGTCCGGGATGAATACGAGGTTGAAATTCTTTTGAAGCCCCGATATGAAGTCGATTTGCTTCATTTCAGGCATGTTTGCCGAAGCTGTCCACGCTACGCCCGCCAGAGCGGTATCTATTAATTCGAAGGAAGTGGTCGGGGCGGTTAGACTGTTGTAGCCTCCGAGCGTAGTTGTATCGCTTGAGGTGTGGAAGCGGTGGCGAACGTCCGCCGTTTCGCCAGAATTCAACTGAATATAAGGCGTAACTATGTTGTATGTGAAAACGGTTTGAAGGTCGGAAGGCTCTCCCTGTAAAATATTCATATACTCCGCCCCGTTTATGAAGAGAGCCACTTGAAATTCATGGTTCGTAGGTAAGGTGTCGATTTTGATATTTACCCTAAACCGGTATAGGCCGTCGAAAGGGGCTGTAAATACTCCACTCGCTACGTTGCCGCCCGTATCAAAGAAGGGTGTCGTTTCAGCGAAGCTCAAAGTCTGCCACGCCGTACCCGTAACGGTTACATCCGAAACAAGTCCCACATGAAAAAGAGCTTGTTCTTCCCCGGTAACGGTGTCGTTGATTTCGCCGCCCGAATTGCACATGAAATAGAGTTCCGTCTGCCTATCGAGAAAATTCGAATCAAACGTATATCCCGCGTCCGAAAGGATAGACGTAAGCATCTCTTTTACGCGAAGAAACCCCGTTACTTCGTAAGCGTTTACGCCCGTCGAGGTGGTACTCCACACGTCCGAACCGCTCCAATTTTGCCCGCGATCCACTACCCCGAAGCGAACGGGTAAATTTGAACCCGTCCACGTAGCGAGAACATTCGTGTAATTGAGCGTTTCAGTATATGAAGAGAAATCCACGTCCGTAAGCATACCGTCCCCAATATCTCTAGATAGGTTTGCCGTCTCTCCGAAGAAGACGAGTTCCACGTCTGCGTATTTCCCTTTTTGGACGTATACCGCTTTCACCTGAACGAAGCCCCGCATGAGTGGGATCGTGTTGTAAGTGAGTTCCGCTTCGGCTTTCGTCTTAGGATTCCAAGTCGGAATAAGTCCGAACTCATTTATCGCCCCGAAATAGTCTTGATTCTGTTTGGTAAGCGGTACGCGGAAGGTCTGTGAGAAATTCGAAGAAGCGGCGTTGATCTCCTGCAGGTTCGAAAACTGATAAGAGAGGTTAACCGGCTCGTTCTGATAAAGCTCGATTTCATTCCCTTCGATCGTGAGTCTTAACATCGGATGATTTGAGCGA